TTATTTTACGATATATAAAGTGGGGATTAAAGCGCCTAAGCCAAAATAGACCCATTTTTGGTTTCGTTTCCACCAGGTGTTTTGTTTTTCGAGGTTGGCAGTTAATGTATTGATGTTGGTATAGGCATAATTGAGCGATTGGGTGGTGTTGATTAATTGTAAATTTTTAAGTGTAATGCGTGTGTCTTGTCCGCTAATGATGGTGTCTTTGATGGCTAATTCTTTTTGTTGGACGTTGATAATGGTGTCGGAAACGTTAATGAGACTGTCGGATATGGGGGTTTTTAGGGTGTCTTTTTTATAGGAATTTTTTAGCTCCTGGTATTGGGACAATAGGGTTTGGTTTTTTGACTTCAACAGGTTGACTGCTTGTTTGTTTTTAAGTATTACGGCATTCAAGATGCTGTCTTTGGTGTTGAGCTGGGCGTTTAATAGGCTGTCTTGGTTTTGACGGCTTAAAACGTCTGTTTTTACTTTTGTAATGACGTTCTCGACTTGTTTGGTTTGATTGCTGTTGCATTTGGCAAGAAAGAAGACTACAACAAACACGACGACAACCGCCAGTAGCCATTGTAGGTACTTTTCGATGTTTTTCATAATAGGTTGAAGTATTTTAATTCGCCTGTTTTGTACAATAATGCTTCTGTTTGTCGACGTGCGGCGAGACCGTTTAGGTGTCGTCCGCCTGCGAGTTCCCAGTTGGTGAAATCGGCATCAGCAACGGCAAGTTGTCCGCCTTTAGTAGCGGTGTAGATTTTTGAATGCTCGAAATTGCCGATTCCTTCATTAAAAGTAAAGGAAATGATGGCGTCGAATTCGTTTTGATTAATAGATAAATGCAACGAATTGATGTTGTTGACGGTATTGGCTAAGTCTTGATTGAGGAATAGGTCGGCGGTGGCTTGGGTGATGGTTTGACCTTGTTGTACATTGTGTGTATGCCCCACGCCGATGGTCCATACGCCGACTGAGTCTTGATAGGCTGCTAATCGGCAACCTTCGTAGTGTTTGATGATGGAGAGACAATTATTTGAGGGTGTCATTTTGTTGTTTTTTGTGATGGGATTCTACTTTCGCAGTCTTTTTTTTCGCATTTCAGGGGAACTAAATCTGATACATCTTTTTTTAAATCGGCAATTTCTTTTTTCATGGTTTCGATAATATCGCCGTAAACTTCTTCTAAGGTTTTGAGTGCTTTTGTGTTGGCGTTTTTTGTTTGGATGGGTAGGGCTATTAATGCTGCTAAAAATCCTACGACTGCTGATATTAAATAGGGTTCTATCGGTGTCATGCTACTGATTGTTTTGTGGGGTGTTTTTTACTTGTAATTTGCTGATGGTGCCGCCGACTAAGCCGATGCCTGTAATGGTAAGAGATAACCACATTGGCATTACTTGTTGTAATTGTGGAGGTAAATAGGTGTAACTTGTTAATATGGCACCAAATAGGGCGGTAATGGTAGCTGATACGCTGCCTAAGATGACGTAAATTTTAGGGGTTTCGGCTGCCCAGCGGGCTTGTAATGTTTGTATGGGTTTCATGGGGTTTAGTTTATTTGATAATTAATAATGGCTGCCTCTAATTCGTTTTGAGAAGAAAAGCCCCAGAACTCTAAATTGGATAATTTGGGCATTGAATTGATGGAAAATCCAAAAAACACCAATTTGGAAGATTGATATATTATGGTTGAAAAACCAAAAAATACTAATTTGGAAGATGGTGATATTACAGTTGAAAATCCTGTAAAGGATAATAATACACTATTTGTTCTCATACTACACGTAATTTATATTGATTTCGGCTTGTAAATAAATAATATTTATTTGTTCTAATGTTACATAAGTCGTTAATTGACTTAATGCTAAGCTTTCGTAATCGACATTGGTAACCGCCCACGTGCCGTATTCGGTTAGGGATTTATTCAAGTTAGTAATGCCTAAACTTGCTAAATCGTTGAATAATACGGGTAGTCCTGCTTTAGTAGTACCTGGTAACCAATACCACATCTGTGCTTGTCCATTTAATGCTACTGAAAAACGAGGTAAAGATACAGAGGGCGTAGTAAGGGTGTCATAAGGGATGACTTCAACGGATTCTTGAGGCAATTGAGTGGCACTATAAGATTGCATTTTGCCAAAGAAAAATCCGCTACCAATGCCTGATGCTAAACTACTTTGAACACCGAATAAAGATTTGCCACGAACAAAAGCCAATACATTTGTTCTGACTCTGTTGCGGAATTGGGTAGAGGCTTGATTGGCACTTAAACGACCAAGAGAATCGAATTCAAGAATATCTGGTGGTGTAACATCATCATCAGAACCATCTGTATTTACATGTAAAATTGTACCCCAAGTCATGGGGATGGAATCGGCAACGCCACCAATGTTGGGTTTGTAACAGCCCACATATTGATATTGAAGAGATGGATCGCCCATGGTCAAGGCACGGTTATTGGAATTTGATGAAAGGGTGTAATCTAATATCGAACCATCGGTATTGTATCTGTTAAAAAGGGGCAATACAGTATCATCCATTACATAGTTGCTTTGACCTAAAATAGGATCGGTGTAAAAAGAATTGGCAATGATTAAGTTTAAATAAGTTTGGGCAGTACCTGTTAATGTTGCAGCATAGGCAGTTAATCCATTTATTACATCTGTTAAGTAATTATTTGGACCACTAACATAAGTGATTGGAATAGTTACACCATTCCATTGCCAAAGGGTGGCTTTGCGGAAAAGGCAATATCTAAAAATAGGGTAAATGGTATTTGCTAACCCTTTATATGGATATAAATCAACAGAATTTACAAAAATAGAACTTGTTATATTGCAATATAGTGAGTTATTTGAACTATAGTAATTATTGAAATTTAATATGGTATTATTTCCTTGATAAGTACTACCTCCTATTTGACTATTCAAATTTGTGATAAATGAATCTCTAAGAGTATATAACCCTTCAAATGTGGTTAAATTGGTCACATTACTACTATACAAAGACGGTGGGTAGCTACTAGTAAGACTATTACATTTCAAATTATAAAAAACTGGAGCACCATCATCAGTTGATATATTTCCATTTAACACTGCATCTTCTCCCTCGAAAATATGGGTTCTAGTTCCTATTAATGGAGGATTTTCAATCATCATACCCCTATATACACAATAAGGAAGTGTTGCAATCGTATTCCCTTTTGTCATCGTTGCAAAAGGTTCATTCCTTGTACCTACATTATTATCGTTACCTACAATAGGACAAACAAAAATAGTATTGGCTGTTTGCAAGGTGGTTACATTGACGGTCAAACCAACTCCCGTACCTGTTACGGGGGTAGTGGCTAATGCGTTGGCAGGAGCATAGCCAGTTCCTGTTCTGAGAATAGAGAAGGTAAGGACTGCCCCCGAAGATACTGTTAATACTTTTCCAACAGCATTTTCAACACCTCCTGTGATAGAAAATAAATCATTGATAGCATAGCCTGAACCTCCAACGCCTAAAGTGGTGGTTTTAATTTCAGTACCATCATAGAACGGCGTGATACCGTCGATAGGATTGATGCGTGTTTTAAATAGTCCCATTGATGATGAAGGTATTAAAGTTATAATTCTGGTTTTGGATAAAATATGTGGCTGTTACTGACAGTTGTGGAAAAGACCAAGTTAATGGTCTGCCATAAGCATCTCGCTCGGAACAGGTATTAACAAAATCAATGTTGGGTAATATATTTTCATTGAACCAAGTTTGAAAAGTTTCGTTTTGAGAGGAAAGGGCTATGCCTGCTTCAAAATTTATTGTATCGTTTATTTTTATCATGGTTTTGCGAAGATTATGATTGTGTAAATATTATGATTGCATTCGCATTTGTTTGTCCTGCAACGACGGTTATATCGTTGATAGTTAATTGCGTACCTGAAGAGAGAGCGACACCCACTAAAGTGGTATGATTGTAGGTGGTTGTGCCAATGGTAACGGAAATATCGGCACAATTGGACATTAATTGTACACTCGAAACAGTGAGATTACTTATCCACTTAAATAATTGCGGTGAAACAATACCGTTTGAAGTTGATTTGAAAAGAGATAGGTTTAAGGGTGCGGAAATGCCATCTGCACCCGTTTCGCTGCTCTGAAATTTCGATAACCAAACGCCATCTGCCACTTGCACGTATTCTAAACTGGTGGTAGTGTCTAACCATCCTTTGCCAATGGGAATGCCTGAAGCTGTTAGTCCATCGGTTGTGGTGGGTGGTCTATTTTGTAATATGGAACTTTGAATTATTTCTGTCATGGTCTATTTGGCGTTTTTATTTGTGATTTACTCATTATTCCGCCCAGTAAGTCGATGCTATCTGGTGCTTGTTTCAAGAAAGGAAGTATTTACAATTAGTTGTAAAATACTTCCTTTGTACCTATTCAATATTTGCGTATTTGTTTTATTTAAAGTAATTTATTTGTTTGTAGCTCTGAATATATATTTTTAATTTGCATTGCTACTTTAGCGATACTATAAAGACTATAATAATCTATTTTTCCAATAAATGAACCACCGACACTATATGTTGTTGTAGTTCCCATAGCAGTTGTGCAAGATACCTGACTATTGAACACGCCGTTTACATATAATTTAACGTTGGTAGAATCGTATGTAAATGATAGCAAACAATAAGTGCTAATTGGTAGAACATAACTAAAGGTATTAACAGTAGTTCCAATCGTCAATTGGATATTGGTCGAGTTCAACACAATATTAAACTTTCCAGTATCTATTATCTTTTCGCCATCAACTAATCTATCTCGATTAATCATAAAATTAACCGTAAATTGATTTGTTATCTGAGATGCTATAATAGTAGCAGTGCCTGCTACATATCCATAATTAGGGTCTGGAGCAGTAGTCCCAATGGTTAGTACAATGGTATGTTTATTATTTGCAGCACCATTTCCACCGACTTCGTTTGGCAAATCGTTTTGGTCATTGCAAAAGGCAACGATTGTATAAACTCCGTTAGCAGTTGGTGTCCATGTGGCAGCGGTTGTTCCTCCATTTGCAGTAAGATTTATCTTCCCTCCAGCAGGTAATGAGTTATAGTCTGTGTCACTCCAGACATTAGTAAGAAATGCCGTGATAGGGTTTCCTTGAGAGATACTCCAAACCACTCCATGTTTTATTCCAGAAGGGGTGGCGGTATCTCCTATATTTTTCAATGTCACCGAAAATGTTACTGGTTGTCCTATTTGCGGATAGACGGGTGACCATTTTATGCTATACACGGTTAAGTCATAACCGCCTGTGGTTGTATTGCCAGGTTCTGAGTCATCTGGTATTGTCGGGATAGTTCCATTTAAGTGTATAGCTCGATATGGTTTAGTAAATCTATCTGCCACAAATGTATATTGCCCATTGTTCGTCACCGTCTCTCTATTATTACCATTATCTACCAATGTGTTGGTATTTGCTTGATAAGATTGGTTTTTAAATCTTAATTCTGTAATTAAAGATTTACTATCAGCTACTTTATTTGATAAATAGTTTGCTATCATTATGATACGGTTACTATTAATTTATTATTTGTCGGTAGTATGTGAACAAATTTGTTATAGGCAGATGCAGCAGGAACAATAAAAGTATCTCCAGTTCTATCTATTATTGTCTTTCCTGAAAATGTTGTAGGTAAATTTACCGTACAATCATACGCATTTGCATTTGTTAGAATAACAAGTATCTCTCTACCAGCAGTAAATGAACTTGCTGAATAGGTTAAATTTAAACTAAATGCAGCCGATGCATTATCAGTTGGATTAATTGTAACATCATACACATCCACATTTCCTGCAACGGCTATTGGCGAAGCTATTGATGCTATTGTTGCTGGGTCTGATTCAACTTTAATGGGTTGTGCTCCTATGCTGGTGGTGGTTACGGCAGCTATTGCAGCGGCTTGTGCTGTTGAAACGGGTTTGTTAGCATCGGAAGTATTGTTTACATTGCCAAGACTTAAATCTGTTGCGGTTACGGTTACATTTGCCGATAGGGCGTGTCCGTTTACGGTAGTGGTATTGGGTACAAAGTTATTTGTAATCCATGCCCACGCTGTGCCTGTCCAACTAAGAATGCCTGTTGATTTTGTGATGGTTGGTTCAGCTCCTACTTGTGATGCTGTTGTAGGAATAGTAGGCTTATTAAGTATTTGTGCAAGTCCTGTAGAGGCGTTCCAATCTGAATTAACTTGTGCTGCTGGAATGGTAGGCTGTCCCGTTAAATCTGAATAGGCTACGGTTACATTAGCTGATAGGGCGTGACCGTTGATTGTTCTCGAAGTTGGAACTGCTCCTAAAGTAGTGGTGGTTACGGCGGCTATCGCAGCGGCTTGTGCTGTTGAAACGGGTTTGTTAGCATCGGAAGTGTTGTTTACATTGCCAAGACTTAAATCTGTTGCGGTTACGGTTACATTTGCCGATAGGGCGTGTCCGTTTACGGTAGTGGTATTGGGTACAAAGTTATTTGTAATCCATGCCCATGCTGTGCCAGTCCAACTCAACAATCCTGTTGATTTTGTAATGGTTGGTTCTGCTCCTAAAGTAGTTGTGGTTACGGCAGCTATTGCAGCGGCTTGTGCTGTTGAAACGGGTTTAGCTGTATCAGCTGTATTGTTTACGTTACCTAGTCCTAAATCTGTTGCGGTTACGGTTACATTTGCCGATAGGGCGTGACCGTTTACGGTAGTGGTATTGGGTACAAAGTTATTTGTAATCCATGCCCATGCTGTGCCAGTCCAACTCAACAATCCTGTTGATTTTGTAATGGTTGGTTCTGCTCCTATGCTGGTGGTAGTTACGGCAGCTATTGCAGCAGCTTGTGCTGTTGAAACGGGTTTAGCTGTATCAGCTGTATTGTTTACATTGCCAAGTCCTAAATCGGTGGCAGAGACTGTTACGTTTCCATTAAGTTGATGCCCATTTACGGTGAAGTAGGTCGGTACTGCTCCTGTATCGGCTGCAGATATATATATATTTGCGTTAAGTGCATGACCATTAACGGTAGTGGTAGTGGGAACTGCTCCTACATCACTTGCAGACAATGTTATAGCTCCTTGTTTTCCGCAAACACTTGTAACGTCGTCAGAATTCAAGGATAATTGGACTACGCCAATATTGTTGTAGATAGCCCAGTCGCCAAGATTGAAAGATAGTCCGAATTGTGTGCCTGCAACGCCTACGGTATAGACGTTTCCTACTTTTGTTAGATCGGGGCTTACTAAGCCTAAATCGTTGGTGGAGGCATTCCAAACGCCTATGTATTTTAATAAAGTGCCTGGCAAAAGTGATAATGGTATTTTTCCGCTGGTGTCTAAGCTTATTTTAGTAGATTCTAATTCGTTGATAGCACCTCTCAAATCTTGTGAAGTGGTAGTTAATCCATTTACATAAAATAGGTGGTTAGCTCCAAAATATGTGTTAGGGACACCACCATTCAGCTCTGTTCTAAAGGCATAGTTATTTTTATCCGTATTAGCTGAAACATCTGGATTTAAAATTCTCAAATCAGGCTGCCAATAATTATCTGAATTAAATAGATACCTGTATAATTCTGGGATTTGGAAAAAATCTGGATTATTAAACTGCAAAAAACTAGAGTTAGCTCCTGTAGATTCAGTATATTGAGTAGTAAAATTCATGGTAGGAGTTTGAAAAATCTGTCCTGTTCCACTTAAATAAAGTTGAGATACCTTTGAAAATTCCTCGGTTGTTTGTGCTCGTAAATAAACATTTCCAGGTGTGTAATAAAAAGTATTCTGCCCTTGAGAGTTTACCAATATGAAATCTCCAAGAATTCGCTTTCCATCGCCAGGACGGTCAGAAATCATTTCTGTTCCGTTACCGTCGTTAAGGATAAAATAGTTAGGTCCTGTTTGCATAATAGGGGTATTTCCCATATTTATTTGCAGAAATGGAACGTGTGAGGGTGTACTATCTACTCCAGCGGCTAAGAATGTTGTTCCGTTGGCGTGTATGGTGGTTGTGGTAGGGAGGGCGTCTAATATAAGTTCGCCGCCTACATTTAATTGTAATTCGCCACTATTGGCAAAAATATTTTGTGTTCCTCCTGCTCCAGCTGAGAAGTAAAAAGGAGTGTCTGTACCGTCGCCTCCTGCGTCTAAAACATTGTGTCCATTTGCTTTAACGGTGGTATAGTTATTGCCTGCTTGTACAATAACTACGCCTCCAGCTGAAAGGTTCGTCCAAGTTGCACCGCCATTTAGCAGTACTTGACCGCCTCCTAAATAGGCTGAATAAGCAGGGTCGATGTGTAATCCTGCTATGTTATTTCGGGCAATATCAAAAGCCCCGTTTCCGTTGATAGCTGCATTATCGGGTGTTAATACGACTGTTTGGGTTGTGGGGTCGTAGGTAAAGAAATCTAATAATGATGCGGTATTGAAGGTAGCGATGGTGAAATTGTCGGTAGCTGTATTGTAATTGAATACAAATATTTGATTGGGTAGTATATTTGCAATGGTTTGTGTGCCTACTGAATTGGTTAATATGACTTGACAAGGAATGGTGACCCAAACTTTTTGAATGGCTGTTGAGGTATCTGTAACAACATCTGCATTAAAATAAGCCATTCCGCTTGTGGTTACTCGATTGTCTGTTACTAACCACGATTGAACGGTATTGGGACAAACAAAAGAGACGGTAGCTGTTGTGTCATCTACAATAAGGGGCAAAACGCCAGCATCGGGGGTGGGTAGTGGAAGAGTTGTAGAGTTTTGTTGCCAAATGCCATCACGAATTTGAATATATTCTATATTGGTGGTCGTGTCTAACCATCCTTTGCCAATGGGAATGCCAGAAGCTGTGAGACCATCGGTGGTGGTGGGTGGTCTGTTTTGTAATATGGAACTTTGAACTATTTCTGTCATGTTATTTAGTTGTTACGGGTACTTTTGTAAAAGTTATAGTTGTTTTTCCGTCAAATACAGCGGTTGATTTTTTTTGCAAAAAGGCGTCTAAATCTGTTCTGTTGATGGTTAAAACGAGAAAGGCGTTGTTTGCTTGATAGAATCCTACAGAGCCTTTTGAATCGGCAAAATTTGTAATATTGTTGTTTGCATCGACTGAAAATGTTACGCTAACGGTTGCGGACGGTGTTAGAAGTGTTGGAGTTGTTGCCATTGTATTTTTAATTTAAGGGTGTGAAAATTGTATTGTTATCTAAGTCTAAATATTTAAGAAATGCTTTGTTATTGCTATTTAAGAATATTTCTTTTGGGGTATTATATGGTAATACTAATTCTGTATCAGAAGGTATTGTAATTCCATTCCAAGATCCGAATGGGGAAATAACTTTTAAAGATCCATTTCCATTTAAAGTCAAAGAATAAGTTTCATATTCCAAATCCCCACCATTTTGATTTTGTATGTTTAGTTCATATCCACCACATTTAACTCTATAATTTTGACACAGGATATAAGTAGATTCACCTGCATTTTTTTCAAGAGTTAAATTATAACATTGGTAGATATAATTTGAATAAACTTCATTTTCGCAATCAATTGAATTTGAGTTATAAATAATATTTTCATTACACACTCCTTGATTAATAAACATACTATTGACAACTAAACAACAATAGGCATATCCTAATAATTTACAATCTCTTGCGTTATTGAAAATAAATTCATTTGAATTTGAACCTACTTCTATTTGCTGGCAATTAATGATTATGAAATTCTCGTTATTTTGAGAAAGAGTTATGTTGATACTTTGAGATATTGTACATTGAGCAATAAAACAATCTGAAATATTACAAGAATTGTAAATCCAAACTCCCCAAGCAACACTTGCTTTAATATTGTTTGAATTTTGTACAGCTAATTGCGGTAACTGATTAGGTTGGTAGGATGTGAATGTATTATTATAGTTAGCTGTGTTATTAAACACACCATTATTATCACAAAAAGTGGGTAAATCTACTGGAGCACCTGCCAAAGCAGGAATAGTTATATTATAATTTGCTGCGTATAAAGACAACCCACTTGTGGATGAACAATAAAGGGTAGTAGAGATATTTGAAAGAGCTAAGACCCAATATTGACTACCTGCCGTTGGATTAACGCCGACGATGTTTGAATCGGCATAAGCACATAGATAAACAGCATCATAAATTGGTGAGTATAACCAAGTACCTACTGCATAATAGGTACTGCCTGTTGCATCATATTGAGCCAAAGTGGATGGGTCGCAATAATATCTACGTGTAGTTATGTTTCTGAAATCGAAATCGGCTTGATTGTTTTGTGCGTCTTTTCTAAAATAGATTTGACCCATTGAAGTAGGGGTGTTCCATTGATAAGAACGTCCATCAATGTTGTAAAGAATTTCGTCGGATGGATTATTAAGAGAAATAACTCTTGCATCAAATTGATTTGCAGAAATGGCCGTTATTAATAATGGTTCAGTTGCTCCAGCTAATGGACGGGTAGAATCGTTATCTTGGTAATAAATGGTTTCGAAATCGGTAATGAGATAGTTAGTTCCAATTGATAATTGAGCGCTTTGATAAAGGTTAAACAAATTGGCATACGTAGTAGAAACAATGGATGTGCCGCCACCGCCTTCGGCAGCTTTTAATTCGTTGATGGCTCCTTTTACGTCGGAAGCAACGGTGTTTAGTCCGAATAGATTGATGTTTCGGGTAGTCCAAATGCCACCACTTGAGAATGATATACCACCTATGTTGTCATCTACATAAGCATCTGATGAGTTTGCATTGAATGTGAGAGATGAACATGATTTGCCAACAACGATGTCCCAAAGTTGAACGTTAAAAGCAATATTATTTGAACCTGTATCTATTTTTATGTTGTTACTTCCACCAGGAAAGGTAATGGTGTTCACGTCTGTTTTTGTTTCTATATCATAAGCGTTGTCATATATGGTAATGGTATGGTTGTTGTCACCAATATTGGCACGAGAAACGTTAATGCCTAATGTTATGTTTGTAGATGAAAATCCTATTGTGTTTTCGTAGGAGTTGTCGCCAATTGTAATGCCAGTATTATAACTTTCAATAGTGGAACGAGAAACGTTAACTCCTAATGTTATGCCTGTAGATTCAAATTTTACTTCGTTTTCGAAAGAGCCTACGCCTATATCGATGGTGCTGCAATTGGGATGTATGGTGTTATTGTATGAATTGGCTCTTAATACTATTTGTTGACAATCGTGTGCGATTGTGTTGTTGTTACTATTGTCGCAAATGATGTTTCCAATGCTGTTTTCGCCTGTTGTTAGATTATTTACGGTAGTTCCCAAATATAAATTAGCATTTCCTCCTTCTGAGCTAGAACCTGCTAAATTTAAAACGCTACAATTATTTCCAATGATAAGATTTGTGATTTGAATGCCTCTATTTATTTTTACGCCATTGACGTTATCTCCAATCACTGCATTTGTAAACGAGGTAGCCTCAAAATGATAGGCTGTGCCCATAAAATTTAGACTGTCGGAAAAGCCTTTGATATTAATATCTGATGCTGAAGAATTAAAAATGTATCCACGTCCTCCTTGGTCTCCTGGCTTAACTTGTTCAATATAAATGTTGAATGTATTCTCGGAATAATATTGAAACATTAACTTATCGGAATTAGGGATTACGGGTCCAGTGGGAATGGTAAACTGTCCCATATTCCAACCACCTGCTGTTGCACCTACCAACGCACCATTTTGAAAAGGTAATAGTAGAAAATCGTTTGCTAATACGGCATTAGATGTATTGTTGATACACAAATAAAGATTGTTATAATAAGCCACAACTGCATATTTAGCATAAGTACCTCCAGCGGTGTATGTGTTTGTTACATTTACGGGATAGCGACGAAATTGTACTGCCCTGAAATCGCACGCAATGTCGTTGTTTCTGGCTTTATCTACTCGTCTGAAAATTCCGCTACCGACAGAATAGTGCAACTCGTCATCGGGGTAAATAAGTGATGTTGCTAATTCGTCTATTGTGTTTGAAGAAGTGGCGGTTACGATAATAGGTTCTGTTGGTCCACTTATCGATGCACGTGTTACGCCATCACTTTCAAAATAATCGCTATCGCCAAGTTGTTGGCATTGGTATTTTGTTTGATAATCGGTAATGAGGTATTGTGTACCTGCTACTAGTGATCCAGCATAATATGAATTTGTAAAAGTTGTATGATCAATAGAAACAGATGGATTTTCGTTGCCGCCGCTTCCTAAGTTGGAGATGTCTATGAATGAGCTGGTGGTGTTGCCATCATATAGGGATAACCAAACGCCTGCTTGTGTGCCATTTTTGACTCTAACGGTGTTGAGTTGTGTTGCATCGCAAACAGGAGCGGCATAACAAAGGTATTTTCCTTCAGTTAAAATAGGCATAAGAACCCTGTAAACGCCATTATATTGTGGATTATTTTGATTTTTAATAAGTATCAATTGACCCGACGAAATGGGTATTCCATCCATCGAATTGTTAGGGGTAGAAAATTTAATTTGAATGACTGTTCCATGAGGCTTATAATAATTAAGGTCTTCTGTCAAAGTACCAGTTGTGGCAACATCAACTTGAATGTCTTTGTAATTTATCGGAATAGTGGGTACTAAATTAAAGTACCATGCTCCATCAGCAAATACACAGTCTATTGTATCGCCTACATTGTAGGTGGTAGTGGTAGGAGGGGTGGTAGCATTGTTTGTAAATGGGATGGATGAACTTCCTTTTATGGTAATGGTGGTGAGAATATTTGTCGATGACGATAAAGTAGGGAATAGTAATGCTCCATTTGTAGCACCGTTTGTGGCATAAATATAGGGGGTTGAATCGGTACCGATGGTATATGTTGGCACTGCTGGTGTGAGATTGACCAAGGATAAATTGTTTGGATTGATAGGGGAACTAATGCCCCAATCTTCTGCAATCCAATCTGATAGATTTTCATACGAAACTTGATTCCATGCTGAACCACCGTCTGGCTGAGCGGCTAATATTAGGTTCTTGTCTTTATTTGCTAGGGGGGTTGTGCTTAATATTACGCTCATGATATTGTGTTTAAATTGTTATCGGTTACGGGTCTTAAAGAGTTATCGACTAAGGCGTTAGTTTCGTCGGGTAATTGGCTGGATTTTGTCGCCATAATCAAACTTGGGTTTGATGAAAGAATGTTGGCATCGTTGACCAATGCTTCGTCCCAAATAAAGGTTTGTCCGCTAAATGGGATTATGTCAATGCTATCGATGTTGTTGTCGTCGAGTAGTTTCCGCATGTTGTCGATGGTGCCATAGGTATTGAGGCATACGTCGAAAATGCTTTGTCCGTTGAGGGCGTTATAGGTTAACATTTGGATTGATTGTTAATTGTCCGTTACTGTTTAAAGCGACAATAGGACTGGCATTGTAGCCGTCGGCTTGTAAACAGAGGGTTATTTTTCGTGTTAATTCTTGTGTATTGTTTGATTTCAAATACCGTTGAAGTCCTACGCCGTCGGTGAAGTTTTCTTTCCACCAGCCTGCGAAGGCGTTGATAGTGTCGATAATATGCTGCCCATCGCTATTGTCATAGACTAGATCCATATTATAGGAAATGTTCTGTGCGTGGGTATTGCCATAGACTCCATCCAGGTTTTGGATAATCAAGTCATTGTTCAATAATTGTATGTCTTGTCTATTCGCCATGTGTTATTTTTGTGTTTTCAATTTTTGAAAAGTCTTCTTGTTGTGTAAAAGAAGTAAGAAAAGTCATCATACTTGCCTTCAATCCCGCTCCGTTGTCGGGAGGTGTTGTTACGACTACTGAATTATTAATTGCATCAAAAAGTGCTTGTACTCTACCGCTAAGAGTTGCTAACTGTTTTTGTAATTCTTGTGTTTTGCACAAACCGCCATAAGAACCGTCGTTGAACGTTATTTGTGCATCTGCTGTGATGTTGATGTTTGCATCTGCTATGATGGTGATGTTGTCTATTTCGGAATATTGAACAACAACAGGTTCTACATATTGCGAAAAAATGATTTTTACATTGCTGCCAATGGTTGGTTCAATTAAAATGCCATCGTCCACGGTTGCCATTAGATTGGCATCAAAAGTATAATCTACTGTACCATCTACGGCGGTACAGTTGCAAGTGCGAGAATCAACATCAACAGAATTGACAAAGGCATTTACATAAAAAATGGGTTGTATTTTATGTATTCCTGTTATTTTTGTAATGGCGTCTATGATTGTTCTACTGCCCATTTGTTATTAAGTTATTAAGTTATAGATTAATGGCGTAATGGAGTAATTGAATAATTGAGTTGTTGGAGTTTCTGTTGTTTCTGTTGCTGTTGTTGTTTCTGTTGTTGCTGCTGGAGTTGTTGTAACTGTTATTGGATGAAGAAAATAATCGAGTTCTATTTCTTGCCTTAATCCTTCTACTCCGCCTTTGTATTCGACACTTCGCACTTTGTAACATCCGTTTCGTTCGGGTAGGACGGGGTCAATTATATTTATATTATCGCCCATTTTAACGTAAGGGATGCCGAAGGTTGTAAATTTGCCTTTGAATCCTGTGTAATAATATTTATGAATGTCTTTTGTTGCAGCCTTTACTAAATCATTAATCGTTTTTGCACTAAAATAAGGGAATGAAATACGCTCGCCTCCTATGTTTGGCGGATAGTCTTTATTTGGTTGTTTAACATAAACCGTTGGCGTTTCGCTTCCATAAGCGAAAGTTACTAAGCAGGCAAGGCGGTTTTTCTTTGTTTTATTCTTTCCGTCTTTTGTTGTCTTGCCTGTGTCTTCCTCGATGGTGTTGTGAGCTTCAATACTCATAACTTGGTCGTCTTTTCTTTTATAGTCTAACGAATCGGAAATTATGTTTTGCTGAAAGGTAAAAGTGAAAGTCTTGGCTTCGCTATCTATGTACATATTTAAGCCGATTCTTAATTCGTTACCCCTAAAATAGCTCTCCATGTGATAGAGCTTTCTAAGTCGTTCCAACATTTCGGCAACGGTCTCATTGCCTGTCATAAATGTGCCTATGGTTGTAGCTGCCATTTTATTGACCGTATAAGGAGCATTTATGTCTTTAAAAATAGTTATCATTAAGTCTGCGAGCGTTCGTGGACTATGGAGCGTATGAGTAGGACAAGCTATTTGTTTTAATTGATACATATTGTCCTCAATTTTAAACTCAATAGGTTTTTTGCTGGTTACTTCCGAAATCCATCCCTCGAACAAATGTGTTGTTGCTTGACTTTGGTCTACATTTGCGGGGCTTTTTGTCGTTTCTAAAAAAGGGGCAACCTTTTTATTATTTTGATAATAATAACCCCAATCAATCAGCACTTTGTCGCCTTTCATCAAAAGAGGATTTGCAGAAGAAAAACCGCCTACATTTCCACCCACGCCTGATATGGATGTTAAATCATTATTCTCATCTCGATAATAGAGATTTTTAGGTAAAATGATTGTTCCTGTGTTTGTTAAATCTCTCCAACTATCTTTACAAGTAATTTCATGCACAAAATCAAAAAACAACGTTTTATCTCTTGTTGCTCCTGGTAGTTGTGTTGTCTGAATAATGGTTACATTGATAACTACTTGATACATTAGCTTATTATTAGTTCTTGTGGAGTGTCTGAAATGGCATTTAATGTAAATGTTTGATAGGAGTAACCGCCCTCTTGTTGTTCGAGAGTTCGGTCTTCAAAAACTACTGAGTAAATGCGTAGATTATGCAAAAAATTAGAGGAAACAGGTATAGCAATTGGAGCGGTCATTATTGTTCTTAACATTTGAACTTCGTCTAATGGATAATGACCATTTTTGCCACATATTACGCCTGTAAATGTTATATGAGCGTCTCCCTCGCCTATGTATTCCTTTACCGTTCCGTCTCTGCCCTCTATAACTGTTTTAACGATATTACGTGGAAAAGATACATTGATTAAAATAGACTGAAAGGTCATAACGGGTAAAATGTATGTAGTTCCGTTGCTATCTTTCCAACTTGTTTCTTCGGCTGTTTTTCCGAAAGTAACTTGATCCCAAACCTCTGTCCCCAAAGAACTAATAGCCATTGTTGGATCTATATCCCAATCTGTGGGGATAACATTACCATACGGATTATTTTTAATCAATTTATTTTGTGCCTTCCAAACTAATTCTGTTGCAACTTCTCCTGCTGCTGTTGCTAATGTTAGGGCAGCTCCGAGTGGCGTTTGTGTGATGATAAAATTTTCCATCTTATACGACTGCTGTTAAGGTAGATTCATGTATTGCCTCTTCTAATATTTTTTCTAACATATCTTTTACAGAGCCTAAGCCTTGTTTTAGATTTACGGTAGAAATGGTAAAATTTTCAATCAAAGGTTTTTTATAATTTATGTGAATGTTGATTGTTTTGGCTCCTTCGGCTTTTGTTTTGGGGGCTGGTGCGTCTTGTCCTGCTGCTCCTTTTGCTCCTGGTTTACCAGTAGGGACAACGGATACTGATTTTCCTTCTGCTGCTTTATCGGCTGCTGCTTTTTGTGCGTCTGAATTATTCCAAGCTTCACTTACCGCTTTTGCTCCATTTGCTCGTGCATCTGATACATCTTGGGCTCCTTTGGCTATTAATGCAGGGTTAAATGTTATTATCCCCCATATTTGTTCTCCCAGTCCCTTAAATATTCCTCCTACTTCTATTCCGAATGCTTTTATAACTCCCCACACTCCTTTGACCATGTTGCCTAATCCGCCAAAATGGTCGGAAAGTTTTATTATACCCAACACTAAAGCTGCTACTGCTAGTACTATTTCGGGTATTCCTGTACTCCAAAGAGCAGCTGAAAAAGCCCAAGTAACAACTGTAGCAGCAGTACCAGCAAACGAATAAGCATCTTGTGCAATTGTTAGTAAACCTTGTGCTGTTGCTGCTGCATCTTGTGCATCTTTGACCAGATTAAATGCAGGTGCTAATTTGTCACTTAACTGGGATGTAAGACCTCCTAATTTCGATTTAGCCTCATCTACTTTCGATTTAACATCTTCTACTTTTTTCATAAAACCAGCTAGTGGTGTTTGATCGAAAGCTAATTGTGCTTCGTCTCCAACGTCGCCCTCGGCTGTTTTTACTGAAAGAAGTTTCTCTTTTACATCGCTTGCGATTGTAGCAAAATGACCCGTATTTTTGGAAATTTTAGCCATCATTCCATCTGCCTTTTTGCCCACCATTTCTAATGGAGAATGAAGCCCCATTATATTCTTTTTTGTAGGCAGCAGCGCTTTGGATATGTCTTTTGCTCCGTTGGCTATTTTTTGTAATGGTACATCTCCTTTTATAGACTTAAGAGCTTCAGAGGCTTCTTGTGCTCCTGTGGCTATTTTTTTAAATGTTTGGTCTGCATTTTTAAACTGTAGATTTTTAGCTACTTGTTTTGCTCCGTTGGATAGGTTTTGTAATGCTGCATCTCCTTTTATAGACTGAACAGCTTTGGAGGCTCCTTTTGCTCCTGTGGCTATTTTTTTTAATGCTTGGTCTGCACTTTTAAACTGCAGATTTTTAGCTGCTTGTTTTGCTCCGTTGGCTATTTTTTGGATGCCATCATCTAACTGTCCGGTAGCCGACTGTAGCTTGTGAACATTTTGTTCGCCCGCTTTTAGGTGTTCTAATCCTTTGAATTTTGACAATGAAGTGCCTAATGCTGCTCCTATTTCAAGAGCAGCAGTTTTTATTCCACCCAACGCTTTTTCGAGTTCTTTAGTGTGTGTGGTGGCATCGTTTAAAGCGGGCGATAGGTTATCTTTTAGATTAAGGACGTATTCAACTATATTGCTCATGTGAAATTAACTTGATGTATTGTTTCTAAATAATATTTCGTCATTCCCCATAATCGGGCAAACTCAGTTTCTTTTTCGTCGTCCGTTCCTTCTAATTTGTATATGTCTATATGCAAACAGCCCTGAATAAGGGCTGCCATACGAGGAATGTCATCCCCACCATTTGTGATTTGATGGTCTTCTATTTTTTTTTATACTGATTCTTTGCTACTTCGATAATTAATAAGCAACGCTCGTTCATACCAAATTTGTAAGAATCGCAATCGGGTGTTTCGCCATAGGTTTTTGGGTCGCTTTCTTCTTTCAAGGTCAAGGTTTCACGCAATCCGTCGGCAGCTAAAAACATTCCTGTGGTTGCTACTTTGTCCATTACCATCAGTTTTTGAAGATATGATGGTGCTTTAAGGTAGCCAATGACACGGGCGTTATCGTTATCGGCATCGATTGCCACATAAGGATAGACCTCTGGAACGATGTATTTTTTTGCCAATTCAACGGCAATTGCTTCGTAAGATGCTTGTTCTTCAGCCGAAATGACATCTGATAAAATTTCTTTTTTCATTATACTGTTGCTGTTGTTAAGCCTCCGATAATTAGAGGTAATTTTACGACTAGTTTAGTATCGCCTTCTTTTGCTGAAAATGTATCTTCTGTAAATTCACAATTCTTCAATGTAGTTGTTCTTACGTCTGATAAATTGTTTCCGTATTTAACAATAATATCAAACCAACCAATATTTAAGACATCTCCACCAATTGCTAAAGCGGCTAATTTAATGTTTTGCCATTCTTCTTGATATATTTCAATGGATGCTTCGTAATCTACTCGTCCATAACCACGTGAAACGGGTTCGCTTCCTACTCCGTAGTTGTTTGTTTTTATTTGTTTTCGCTTCCATTCGATGGCTAAAATACCCACCACTGGAACACCGAATAAAGTAAGTGATATGTCGCTCCAGCTATAGGCTACGCCATTTATTAAAGTTGCTTGATTAATCATGATTTTTTACTTGAATGAGATTGGTACTTGAATATTTCTTGCAATTCCGTTTTCGTTTAACACGACTTGTATGATGAGTGTGCTTGTTGTAGAAACGTTTTGACTTGGGTCGATGTACACATCACTATCAGAAACTGAACCTAAATCGCCATCTCTATTCATTTGATAGAGGGGTTGTAATGCTTGTGATTGAAAGAAGGCGATAGTTGTTGTGGCAAGTGTTCCGTCGGCGTTTTTCAATGTTTTGGCTTTCAAATAAGGAATAAGGGCGATGTAAATGCCTCGTATTGCTTTGTCAATCACACGATTGTCATTGATATAGGCGTAATCGGATGCGGTGGTGATGGCAGTATGATTGTCGTTAAAATAAGTGCCTGAATAGCCGATGTAATTCATGCCGAAAATGTGTCTGTTGGTATCGATTAAATCAATTTTAGAATCGTCTAATGCCTTTAATAACTGTCCGTTGGCAAAAGCTGGTACGTCGTTTTCGACGCCATTGGAAATATCATACAAGGCTGGTTCTCCAAAGTCGTCGCTCACGGCACTTGCTGAAAGGATGCCTAAGGCGATGCCTAATTGTGTGATGGAGAATCCAGAGATTTGGAATAATTGACTGCCTGCTGCTGCACCGTCTTGTCCGATAATAGAGCTTACTTTGTTGGCTGATAAGAGTGATAAATCGGCTATTGTTGAAATATCTGTAATTCCACTAATATCAGCGGCATATAAGGCACTTAATGGTTTGTGACGGGCATCGTTGTAGGTTTTAATAACTGTATCAATAACAGTTAAATCGCTTTCGGCGTATGCTCCTGTTTTGTAAATTCCGATTTGACGACAAGCTCCACCTGATGCAGATTGCAAAGTGGTGATTTCGTCAAATGTTAGATTTACAGTTTCATTTTCAGGTGCAGTTGGAATTTGTGAAAACATTACCCATAAGTAAGCGTTTGGATTGCCTCTAAAGAATTCGCTAATGTGGTAATGCCATACTGCTAAATAAGAGACTGTTCCGCCTGTGAATTGCGTTAATGTACCTGCTAATGTAGCAGAAGCACTATAAACAACTGATAACGCACTTGTCTGTGTTTGAAAGAAAACAACTAAGCCTTGTGCTGCGATAATGGTTACTGTGTCAGTAGGATCTCCATTTACATCAGTATTTGAGGCTGAATAGCCTGTGCTTCTTGTTAAAGAATTGATGGCGGCAACGATTGCTGATGCTACTACTACAGTTGGATTTGTAGTTGAACTACTGATTCCTGCTTGTGTATAAGAACCAATTGTTGTAATGTTTCCCGAAGGACCATTAACAATGAATTTTATCGTGTTTCCGTTTGCTCCTGCAGCTGTTACTTGAAAAGTAGCTGTTGGTCGTATTTCATCCGAATAATTGTTTAAAATACCTTTGTTTTCGGCATCAACAGTAGAAAATACTTGTTGAGCAGTATTGGCAATGAAGCCAGCGGGAATGGTAGAGTTAGAAGAGGCAGGGGTGTAAATCAATAACCCCGAAACCCAATCTTGACCCGCAGCCGTTCTTCCGCTTGCTCCTTGTCCTTTGATGAATGTTATATTGTCCATTTTTTAGTCTTTTTTTAGGTCTTTTGGTTCTTTGACTTTTTTAGTGTCTTCTTTTTTATTGTCTTCTTTTTCTACGTCTTCTCTTTTCACTTCGTCGCCTCCGTTGTGGGGGTGCAAATGAAAATGACCGTCTTTTGTTACCCATATTTTATTGATATGTGGCAATGATTTAAAAATTGCTTTTTTGTCCATCTTATTAAAGTATAAATAGGGAGGGTTGAAGCTCCCTATTTTATTTTAAGCGATAAGTGTTGAACCGGTGAAAGTTTCAGCAGTAAGGGTTGTGTACATGAATACTTGTTCTGACCATCCGTATTGAGTGCTGAATTTCATTAATCCTTTTAGGAAGAATAGTTCAGAGTTGTTTTGCAATCTCATTAATTGTAGCATAGCATCTTCTGTTGAGTTGATACCTACCCACAAGTTTGAGCTTGTGTCGTCTGTTGCTTCAACCAATAGAACGGTGTCTTTAGGAATACCCGCTGTGGCAACTACTTGGAAGCCTTTGTAAGGTTGTGTTTCGCCCGATTGGGTTAATTGACCTTTGAATTGCAAGCTGATACTTGCTGCTTGGTAGATTTGTTCGTCCTCGATAGATACCAAGAATTTTAATCTTTTGAATCTGTTAGGGTTTGAGAACAATGCTTTTTTGTTCAAAACTCCTAAGTTAATCAACGAGTCAAATACATCTAAGATGTTGTTTGAAGTTCCAGCAATTGTTGGTGTTGAAACAATAGTTGCAGGAGAGGCTACCTTTTGAACTGCTGTATCGGCTACCATTTGTTTTAAGAATCCGTCGAAGAACATTAATTGTCCTACTCCTGCTGAACCTGGTGTTGCGTTATAGCGTGTTGAACCCATCCAAATACCTAATTCCAATTGCTCGAACATTCTGTTCAAGGCAACTTGTATCATGTAATTTTCGACTGTAACAGGAATTTCACGGGCCAACAATGTTGGAGAAAGTTCTTCGGCAAACCAGTTTTGCTCCAAATTTCTTGGATTAAATTCTGTATAGAACATCAAATCTTGAGGAATTAATGTTCTACCATCAATGGTAAATTCACCTTTTGATGTAGGAGTTGGAACTCTTGATTGCAAAGGAGTTGTGATGTCGATACGATCAATCGTATGTTCTTTTTTGATTCCATCTTGAACATAAACCAGTCCTTTAGAGATAGTGTCTAGTCCGTAAGTTGCTGGTAAAATAAGATAACTTGCTGCTGTTCCAGCATAGCTTGTATCGTTAATTGTTAATGCCATTGTATTTTATTTGTTTTTTAAAGTTTGCCTTCGCGTTTAAGTCTATTTTTAACGGTTAATCCTACAGCTGTTGTAGGTAAAGCGTTTAAGTCTGTAATGCCTCTAATGCCTTGAGGTTCAAGGTTTGTGATGACCGAAGCTTTGATGTTTAGGGGTAATTTTTCTAATATTTCTTTTGCTTTGTCGTATCCTACGAGTTTGGCAGTGTTTAGCCAGTCGAGTTTGACTAGTTCTTCGTTTTTGATGCGACCGATTTTCGCCATGTTTTCGACTAATTCTTTTGCTTTGTCTTCTTCTGCTTTTTCTTCGAAAGATTTTTTGTCTTTTTTGATGGCATCAAGTTTGGCTTTGCAGTCTTCGTACTCTTTTTTGGCTTTTTCTAATGCTTTTGTCAATTCGTCGATTGTATCGTCGTCTTCTTTGAGCTTCTTTTTAGCATCTTCGGCTTGTTTTTCGGCTTTCTTTGCTCTATTTTCGATTGATTCGATGGCGGCAAGAACTTGGTCTTCTTTTGCTGCATCGTTCAATCCTAATTTCATGCAAACTTTTGCAAATTCCATAGTGTTAGTTTTTTCAGTTGTAATAATTGAGTTAAGTACTTTGTTGCATTCAGCGTGAAAGAGTGCCTGATTGCTTATTTTTTTGAGGTATTTGGTATTTTCGTTGATGCTGGGTGTGACTTCGTCGCAGAGTTTCATTTTAAGGGCTTCGTCGGCTAAAATGTAGGTGTCGCGGTTCATCATGTCGATGACTTCTTCGTCGGTCATTTCGCAGCGTTGTTCTATCATTTTGACAATGGATTCTTTCATTACTTCGAGGGATTTGTCGTCGCCACCGAATGGGTTGTGATACATGAGCCAGGAGAAATCTGCCATGATTCGCTTGCGTCCTGCTTGGAAAATAACGCCTGCAATGGAGGCGGCACATCCGACACAGTAGGTATCGACAGGGGTTTTTGTTTTTAGAATGGCTGAATAGATGGAGTAGCCTTCGGTGACGAATCCGCCAGGGGAATTGATCCAGACTTGAATTTTTTTCTTGCCAAGGGTGTCGAGGTGTAAGAGTTCGCGAGAGAAAATGGAACCGTCGATGCCTGCTCCTGTTTCGGGGTCTATTCCGATAACAGAATCGATTAGCATAATTGGCTCGTCGGCTGTGGGGTCTATACAGTAGTTCATGTGAACAAATATAGGGTTGACAAGGGGGCGAAATGGGGAAGTGGTGCAGTTGTGGTACGGTTTTAATTACAAATTACTAATTAGTAATTACTAATGGGGCGTTTTATGTTATACGTTTTACGTAAGAAGTGAGTAGCAACAAAAAAAAACATTCAACCTGAAAAGATTGAATGCTTTTTTTCTTACGTATGACGTAAAACTTATAACGTATAACTTTCTACTGTTTTATTAGTTTGGTTTCAAAACTTCCGATTTTGAGGATGTAAATGCCTGTTTGTAGGAAACTGGCGGGTAATGTTCCGTTATCAACTTGTTGGGAAAAAATCAACTTGCCATTTAAATCAAATAGTTGTAATGTTTGGGGTGTGGTTAGACCGCTGATGTTGAAATTATCTACTATAGGATTTGGAAAAATAGAAACGTTATCTTGTATTTGTTGTACGGCTGTTCCGATTATTCCAACAATATGTGTAAAATCTTGCCATTGATTGGCTGCTTTGTATAGATTTGCTGAATTTAGAGGGACATATAGGGTACAGGTGGTTGTGTTTACAGCGTAGAAAACTTGAGCAGAGGAAGTTAAATCTACAGGAGTAGTTGCATATGAATATATGGAGGATAAAGAAGTACAACCATCAAAAGCATCACCTCCAATGGAAGTAACCGATGAGGGAATGGTGATTGAGGTTAAATGAGTACAATACGTAAAAGCAATAGCTCCAATAGAAGTGAGAGATGAAGAAAGGGTAATGGAGGATAAACCAGTACAACCCTGAAAAGCAGCATCTCCAATAGAAGTAACTGATGACGGAATGTTTATTGAGGTTAAAGCAGTACACCACTCAAAAGCATACGTTCCAATAGAAGTAACGGATGAGGGAATGGTAATGGATGTTAAACCAGTACAATTCTCAAAAGCATTCTGTCCAATAGAAGTAACCGATGAAGGGATGGTAATGGAGGTTAAACCACATTCTATAAAAGCACCCTCTCCAATTGAAGTAACAGATGACGGAATAGTAATGGAGGTTAAACCAGAACACAATCCAAAAGCACCGTCTCCAATAGAAGTAAGGGATGAGGGAAGGGTAACTGAAGTTAAGTTAGTACGACCATCAAAAGCTGCGGAAGGAAGATCATTGGCTGCATAGACATAATTATTATCTGAACCTTGTGTTCCTTGTGTACCTGTGTAGGCTGCAATTGTAACGGCACTTAAATTTATTGCTGCTAATTTGGGCATACTGTCACGCATGATTTTAAAGTCTCGTGCATCGATAGTGCCTGTAATGGTGAGGTTGGTAATTGTACTGAGATTTCCGCCTACGGTAGTGATGGCGGTAGATAGACCGCCTGCGGTACTGGCAACTGTTAGGGCTTGTGCTGTGGTTATTGCCATCAGGCACAAACTAAAGATGAGTAAAATTGTTTTTTTCATTGTTTTTTTTGATTTTTAGAGGAATGTTGTTTTAAATGTGCCAATAAACAGTGTGCCAATTTTAATTAAGAAAATTAAAACAATTAAGATAATTAAAATAATGACGAACGAAGGATGAGACGTGCGTTCTTCATTGGCATATTGTTTATTTGTTTATTTGTCTTCAAGCCAGACAGGCTTTTACTTTTTTCCCTTTAGCTGGAAAAAAGTAAACAAAAAAGAGCCACCGCTGCAAATAAATGATGAATGAAGAATGAAGAATGAAGAATGGGGGATGATGGTTGCGGTCTTTCATTTTTCATTTTTAATTGTTTTACGCCCACCAGCTGAGGCGGTAAGACGGGCGGGGCATGATTCGTTCGTCATCAAGTTACGAGCTACCAGCTACGAGTAAGAGAAGGCACGGGGGACTTATGTTTTACGTTATAAGTTTTACGTTTTACGTAAGAAGTAAAAAAGAAAGCACCCAATCTTTTCAGATTGAATGCTTTCTTTTTGTTTTTAATGGAATGGTTATACGCCCGATATTTTGATGATTTTTTCTCGCTCATCCATTTTAATGGCATCGACGTAAATTTTGACTGCCTCGGCAATAACGGCACTTTTGGATTGCCCTGTGTAAACCGCCTTGGCTCGTACGATGCGTTCGTACATGGGCGGTAGCGTAACTTGTATTCTGTCGTCTTTACTCATTGTTATTGGGCAAAAATGATGTATTCGAAATTGATGTTTTGATTAGTGGATGCATATTCTCTAAAATGAACGAAAAAACCAGAGGCGTCTCTATCTCTTATTGTCCACACCACAGTCGCATCAGAATTTGTATCAGAGGCATCTGCACCTGTATATAAACTTACAATAGTTCCAACAACATAATAGGCAGCTGTTGTTAATGCAGGTGAAAAATTAACTTGAAAATCTGATCCACAATCACTCCCACCATTTCCTGCTACATTTCCAACAGATAAAACACCCTTATATAATATTCCGTTGCCTGGTATTTGATAATCTGGACCTCCTGTTACGCCTGGACCTGATACGGTTACTGGTGTTGGAAGTGGAACAATTGGGAAAGGCAAAGGAACGACATCTGAAAGATTAGCTATAAAGCCTGGAGTTGATGAACTACCTGCTATAATTGTTGCCGTTAGAATGTTATGGATATTAACCACCGTTTTACCATCACTCAACGTAACTGGGTCGGCATCTTCCTGATATGAATTTGATACCAAAGAAATAATTGGAACGTTTGGACTAGTGATAGTAAAAGGTACATCGAAATCATAAATTTCTCCTTTATAAAAAAGAGAACCAGCTGAAATATTATAAGTTGGCGAAGTGCCTTTAGTTAATCCACCGCTGAGAATATAAACAGTTCCATTGTTATTATAAGATGTTCCGATTAAACTCTTTATCAAAGAGGCTAATGCTTCTTTGTACGCATCTTGAATAAATTGCAGCGTTCCTTTTTTTAAATAGAATTGTGTACTGTCGGTAATATCGCTAACGTCTAGTATTTTCATGGTGTTTTAATAATTTTGTATTTGATAAGTTAATGAAGCAGGGATGTATTTATTAATAAATGATTGTATCATGTTGAGGTTGTTAACATGGTCGGGCAAAGAAACATCTAACAGTGTACGAGGCACATACACGATAAAAGCAGGTAGATAAACAAAAGGGTAAGAATTGCCTATGTAGTCGGAAATACCAATGTCGTATTTTGTTCCAATTAATGAAGAACCTGCATTGGAAACACCGACATGAAAACCATTTAAAACGGCTGCTTGATTTGAAATGTAAATGGAGCTTAATTCTGCTAAGGGCGAAAACGTGCCGCCAAATTGTTCGTTCAACGCATACTCCAACACAATGGTGCTACCATTGAAATTGACTCGTTCTCTGATGCCTATTGTGTCGTTCTGAAGAAGCGTCCAGCCTGATGTGAAAGGGTCGGCTGGATTCTTATCTACTAAGTTCATATACACTTTACCGTCGTAGTTGACAATGTCGTAAATATTATATGTGCCATTTAACCCATAAGTTGCATTATATGTTGGATATTGAGCACCAAGATAATAGGTAGTGAAAAGGAAATTTTTTGCCCAGTCGATGCCACTTAGTAGCGACTGCACGAATGTGCGGGTGTTGGGCATTCGCTTATCGGGTGGCAACAGTTCCTCTATGGCTTGGTTGGTATTTACTGCGTATTTGCTCATTGAGATTTGTACTTTTGTTTCACGAAAATAGGGATTAATGCTCAGAATGTAAGGGGTTTTTGGGGATTGATGAAGGGAATGATAAAAAAGAACAAGAAATGAAGATAATTGGCAAATTAGCAGATTAGCAAATTTGACAATTAAAATTAAGATAATTAAAGAAATGAATAATTACGAGCTACAAGCCCATTTCTCCCCCTCGTTTGCAAACGAGGGGGAGGCGTGACGGTTTTTAATTGAATTATACATTAATAATTAGTAATTTAAAAAAAAATAGATTGAAATTAAATCTACATTGAAAAATTAATTACATTTGTAGTAAAATTTAAAACTATTAAAAATATGAAAAAAATAATTTTACTTATCTTTAGTTTGTGCGTAATAACTATGTCGCAAGCAACATCTGTTTGGTGTAATGGAGGAGGTCAGTTATCAAATGTATTACAACAAGCTGGTATAAAGTGTAAAAACATTACCTCTTTAATTTTTACGACATCTACGAGTCCATTCAATGGAATGTTGGAGTATTCCGTACTAAGTGCTACTGACTTTTACTTAATCCGTGATAGTATGCCAAAGCTCACTTACTTAGATTTGACTAATGTGCAAGCAGGAGCGTTACCTTATGCAATACCTGCGGATGCTTTTCAAGGTTGTACAAGTTTAGTTCAAATAATTTTA